TCTGGCGAGTGGAAGAAGGTCTATGGCACCCTGATGAGCGGGCATCGGGGCACCACCTTCATCAACTCTGTATTAAACGCCGCCTACCTTCGTGCTGCATGGACCGCGCCTGTCTACGACAAGCTATTCGCGCTGCACGCTGGTGATGACGTTTTCCTCCGCGTCCATGACTTGACGTCTTGTGCCCCACTGTTGCAACGTGCAGCAGAGTATGGGTGCAGGATGAATCCGGCTAAACAGTCCTTGGGCAATCGGGTCGCTGAGTTCTTGCGTATGGCTATTGGTCCCGTCTCTTCTGTGGGCTATTTCGCCCGATCTGTCGCGTCCCTGGTGAGTGGCAACTGGACTAATGTCGATAAGTTGTCACCGCTGAACGCGATCAATACTCTCCTTGTGGGTGCACGCTCTTGTATCAACCGGTCGGGTTGCAACGCAGTCGGTGAAATGATTGCGAGTGCTGCTCGCTTCCGGGGCGGTGTGTCCCACAAGAACCTCAAACTTCTGTGCACAGGTGCCGTCGCCCTGGAGGGTGCGCCAGTGTACAACGTCAACGGCTACATACGGACCCTTAGTGTCGTTGAGCACCCTCCAGACAAATCGAAGTTGGAACGCGCGGTCAAGTCGCTACCTCGTAATGCGACGACAACTTACCTGACCAAGTGTGCTACGGAGCTGGAGCGCGCAGCAATGGAGCTGAGCGGGGTGAGCTTAACCACCGACATGTTAACCACATCCTACGGGAAAGGTTTTAACATCGGGACCGGTTTTGACGGCCCGCTCATCTCTGTGCGGCACAACGCACCTCGACGGTTATACGGCCGTCAGACCTCTACGGAGCTCCTCCACCTTCAACCCCTCCTAGGCTGTTTTGTCGGGCATCCCTTGATGCACTTAATGGCCAACCGGCTTACTGACGATGATTTACGTCATCTGTGTGAGCTGTTTGGCTTGCGTGTACGGGGTAGCGTCCGGGAATTCTGTTTCGGAAGTGAGACCTGGTCCCGGTCTATAATCGGGCACTTGTCTTATGCAGACGCCGCTATGTTGAGCAAGCGCGCGACTGCGGGTTCCATCCTCGTGCTCAACCCTGTC